CTACGATTCAGGATCTTATGCGTAGAAGGCGGTTCGCATGACAACTTATAACTTCGCCACAGAGGTAGGTGTAACTCCGACTACGCAGACTTGGGAACTGGTAACGAATACTAAGATGTTCCAGTCTCCGCTGACCAATGCTGTTCAAACGCAGACTAGAAAAGGTTCTTACTGGAAGACCACTGCGACGTTTAATAACCTGACTGGTTCTGATAGGGCCAAGATGCAAGCATTCCTGGCTAAGTTAGATGGACAAGTCCATAGGATGTATTTCACCGACTACGGTTATAACCGATTGGGTAATGCGCCTAGCGGTGATTCTGGGTCGTTATTGGTTGCAAGCGCTGGGCAATCTGGATCATCGTTAAATGCTGACACTGGCGCTTTATCGACTACAAATTATTTTAGAGCGGGTGATTATTTGGAGTTCAATAATGAATTTCATATTGTCACGGCAGATTGTAGCACTAGCGGAACGGGGACGATCACGATTCCAATAGCACCGCCGATTAGGAAAGCAACAATTAACAACGACCCTATTACGTTCGTAAGCCCTAAAGCTGTGATGATCGTTACGTCTACAGCCTCATGGGATACTAGGCCAGGGCAAGTATCTAATTTCACGATTGAAGCGATTGAGGATGTCCTGGCATGACAAGGGGCTTTTCTTCAGCGGTTAATACAGCGCTTCAGGCTCAAAATGTTAATCTGGTCATGTTCGCCAAGCTGGAATTCCCGTCTGGGACGCTCTACGTGCATAACGGGTTAGGAACGTATAACTGGGACTCGCAGGACTGGCTAGGTGTCGGAGACTTAGGTTCTATTTCTAAAGTAGAAGAAGGCGTTGACGTTAGCCCCTATGCCATCACCTTAACGCTTTCAGGGTTAGACGCAACAATCTCAGGCGCAGCACTGACTGAAGATTACTTCATGCATCCAGTGACCATCTATCTCGGGGTTTTGGATGCAAGTGATATCTTGATTGATACGCCTACTCAGGTCTGGGCTGGGTTCATGGATCAAATGAATCTGACCGTTGGCGCTGATGGCGGTGATGCTATCCAGCTTATAGCAGAGTCCGAGCTTTCCAGGTTTGATAAGTCTAAAAACCTGATGTACACCAACGCTAACCAACAACAACGGTATTCTGGCGATCTGTTCTTTAGCCATATTCACAAGGTAGAAGGGGCTAAGATCAAATGGTACGAAGAAGGTGTTGGCAGCAGCGGCGGGATTGATGTGAGCAATGTCAATGAAGGCCGTAGATGATCAAAGTCCTACAAGCCCTGAATAAATGGGAAAGGAAAGACTTTGATTACGGTTCGGTGGATTGTTGTCAATTCGCAGGATTCATTACTAAAGAGCTAACATGCAAAGACTATCTAGCCGATTTCCACTATAATTCTGAGTCAGATGCTGAGTCTATAATCAAAGACTTTGGCGATCTGGAAGACACTGCTGCAAGCGTTCTAGGGCCTCCTACCGAGGATATAAAGTCTTTGAAGGATGGTAGCCCTGTTATTGTAAAAACGCCTCAGGGCCAAGTTATGGGCATCAAGCTTGGAGATACGGCAGTCTGTTTAGTGAAGAAGGGAATGATTAGACTTCCTTCAGAACATATCGCATCAGGTTGGGATATATGGCACCAGTAGTCGCAATTTTAACTGCAATAGGATCGGCAGTAACGTTTGGCGCAGTAGTAGGTACAGCGGCAGCAGTTATAGGCGGGGCTTTGATCGTTGCTGGAACTGTTGCTGCGGTCAGAATGGGCCTTTTTGAAGTAGAAATGCCCAAGGTCGATACTGATCGATCACGCCAAGCTACTGTCAAGTCTACAACCGAACCCTACAAAATCATCTATGGTCAGACGTTAGTTTCTGGGCCTATTGCCTTTACTGGCGTTGCTGGTCAGGACAATAGAGATCTTTATTATGCCATCGCTTTAGCAGGGCATGAAGTCAATGATATTACTGACATTCATTTTGACGATGTTGTCATCCCTGATTCGGAAATAGGCAGCGGCTCAAGTTCTGGTGGCGCAGTTTCTGGTTCGGGTATATTTGGTCCAAAAAACTCTAAAACCATCGTCACAATCAATAAGCACTTGGGCACTAACGTTCAAGCAGTGGATAGCCTTTTGTTTGCTGCATTCACTGAATGGACATCTGCCCACCAAGGCAAAGGAATCGCCTATATCGTCACGAAATGGACGTTAGACGAAGATTCGCAAGAGACTTGGGATAAGTATACCCCGCAGAATATAAAAGCCCTGGTACAAGGCAAGAAGCTCTATGACCCACGGTTAGAATTCGCTGCGGTATCGACTTACGGTCAGGACATAATAAACGTAAGCTATATAGCTTATGAAGATAACCCAGCCTTATGTTTGGTTGATTACTTAATCAATGCCGATTATGGCATGGGCATCGATCCATCTAAGATTGATTGGCCTGCGGTAGTCACTGCTGCAAATGGTTGTGATGTTTCCGTTTCAGTTCCTGGCGGCTCTGAGTCTAGGTTTACGTGTAACGGTGTCTTATTTGGAACTGATTCGCACAGAACGAACATCAATAAGATCCTAAGCTCAATGAATGGCAATCTTTCCTATGTCAATGGAAAGTACGTCATGCGGGCTGGTATCTACGAAGAACCAGCTACCGATTCAATTCTGAACGAAGATGATCTTATCTCTGGCCTGTCAATCAAAACATCTCTGGAACGTGGTGATCGATTCAATACGATCAAAGGGGTCTTCATTGATCCTAGTCAGAATTACAAGTCAACCGAGTTTCCAGAAGTACAACTAGCCGATGCTGTCACTAGGGATAATGGCGAGGTTTTAGACAAAGAAATTGCGCTAAATATGACGAATTCATCGTATATGGCGCAGCGGATTTCCAATAAGTTAATCCAGCTTTCCGATCAGCAAAAAGTCATCACTTTCCCTGCGAACCTATCAGCAATGCGTGTTGCCGTAGGCGATAGGGTTAAGGTTTCTATTGGCGAACTAAGCTGGTCTAACAAAGTCTTTCAGTGTCTAGGATGGAGTTTTAGTGAAGAAGGTGGGGTCAATCTTATATTGCGTGAAGACTCTTCTACGAGTTACGAAGACCCGCTGGTTGGAGAATATTCTACAATTTCTGCTACTGGGGATATTACTCCTGGCTTTCGTGGAATCCCTAGCCCGTCTGGTTTAGGCGCTACCGCTGGTCTAAAGAACGTAGAACTAGACTGGGTTAATCCTCCTAATAACAAAGACTACGAATCCATCTATGTCTATGCGTCACCAAATGGTAATTTTTCATCAGCGGTCAAGATTGGTGAAACGGATGGTACACAGTTCATTCATGACTTTGCCAATGGTATTGACCCAGTAAGCCCTGGTGATACCCGTTATTATTGGGTAAGAGCAATAAGATATAAGGGCACTTCCGCTCAAGCCCAGTCTAACTTAGAGCCTAATGCTGATCCCAATACGACAGTCTTTGCCACAGTCGGAAGGGTAGAATGGTCTGATGTCTCTGGGTCTACAAACGCACCAGAAGACAAAGCCACCGTCGGGGCTACGGTCGGGACAGATCTTTATGACACCGATGGGGTTACTGTTCTTGGACAATCGGATGTTCTGAACTCTATTCTTGCTCAAGATATTCTTCTGGTAGAAGTTGAAGCTGGGGATGTCCTTGATTTAGAGACTGGCGCAGATGTTCAAGTTCAGAATCTAGGCGATGTTGCGATCTACGTCAGTGATCAGAATGCCATCTTAAATACATCAATCAATACCGTAGCGAATAACCTATCAGCGCTTCAAGATGTGGTCGTTGATCTAACCACTGGCGTTTCTAATGTTTATGTAACAGCGTCGCCGCCTGTTGCTGGTGTTGGTGGCATCCCTGACCCTATTCCTGACTTCTCAAGGTGGTATGACTCAGACGATAACAATCATCCCTATTACTGGGATGGTAGCGCTTGGCAGGACTTAGAAGATCCCCGAATCGGTCAGAATGAAGCCGATATCACCAGTCTTGAATCGTCTTTAACAACGACAAACTCAAACGTCTCTACTAATGCCAGTGCGATTTCAGTATTAGATACGACAGTCATCAGCCAGGGAAATTCTATAACAAGCATCTCTGGGGACGTGACAACGCTTCAAACCACAGTCAACGATCCGACAACTGGTGT